CGCGACGGCCTGAACCCGGTGGCTGGGAACAACGCCGTACTCGACGGCATCCGCACCGTGTCGAGCCTATTCGCGGCGAACCGGCTCAAGGTGTCCCGCGACTGTCCGCAGCTCATCGCCGAGTTGCCTGGATATAGCTGGGACGACACGGCCGCGGCGAAGGGCGAAGACAAGCCCATCAAGGTCGCCGACCACGGCGTCGACGCCCTCCGCTATGCCGTCATGACGACCCGCAGCATGTGGCAGCACGAGATCCAACTTGCAACAGCCGCCTAACCCTTGGTGCTTGAGAGGCGGTGCAGCCATGACGGTGCCGCTTCCCTCGATGCCGCTGCTGCAGGGCATGCCTGTGACGGATGCCCGCGCGCAGAACGCACTGCCGACGTCGAACCAGCCATGGCCGCCCGTCCGGTTCAACCCGGTCAACTACGACCAGCGCGTCTGGTCCGCCTGGTGGTCCGGGTCTCCGGACGAGCTGATGCGCGCCTACTACTCGATCGGCGCCAACTCGCCACTCGGCAGGCAGTACTTCGCCACGACCGGCGAGGCTGGAGTTTCCATGCCCCGCCCAGGCCAGTACCGCGGCGGCCTGCTGGGCAGCATACGAAGATTTTTCTGGGGCAACCCCACGCCCCCCGGAGAGAAGCGCACCAACTACCACGTGCCGATCGCCGGGGACATCGCCGCCACGTCAGCAAGCCTGCTGTTTGCGCAGCCCCCGACGCTGAAGTACGAGCAGAACTCGGGCATCCAGGACTACCTGTCCGAGCTGCTGGACGACGGCATGCACTCGACGCTACTTGAGGCCGCGGAGTGCTCGGCGGCACTCGGCGGCGTCTTCCTGCGGGTGGTCTGGGACACCGACATCGCGGACAAGCCGTGGATCGACATCGTGCCGCCGGACTGCGCAGTGCCCGAGTTCCGTCACAACCGCCTGGTGGCGGTCACGTTCTGGTCCGTAATCCGGGACGAGGGCAAGGACGTTGTCAGGCACCTCGAAAAGCACATCCCCAGCCAGAACGTGATCCTGCACGGCGTCTACAAGGGCGACCAGCAGAAGCTCGGACGACCGATGGCGCTGACAGACTTCCCGGAGACGGCCCCATACGCGCAGGACATGTCTTCGGGGAACGCAATCACCTTCCCTGACGCCCCGTTCGACGCGAGCACCGTCGTCTACATCCCCAACATGCGGCCGAACCGGATCTGGCGGGACCTGGGCCCGCAGGCGGCGCCGCTCGGCCGCAGCGACTTCTCCGGACTCGAAGGCCACATGGACGGCCTCGACGAGGCGTTCTCGTCGTGGATGCGGGACATCCGCCTCGGCAAGGCGCGACTGCTGGTGCCGCACTCCTACCTCGACTCGATCGGCCGCGGCAAGGGCGCAGTCTTCGAGCCCGAGCGCGAAATATTCGTCCCGGTCGGCGGCCTGATTTCCGGCGAGGGCTCGATCGGCGACCAGATCATGCCGCAGCAGTTCAACATCCGCTGGCAGGAACACAAGAGCACGGTCGACAGCATCATCGAGCAGATCGTGACGATGGCCGGCTACTCGGGCCAGACAATGGGCCTCGCCGGCGACATCGCGCAGACCGCGACGGAGGTCGTCGCACGGGAGCGGAAGTCGCTGACAACGCGCGGAAAGAAGATCAACTACTGGCGGCCTGCCCTCGCCGACATCATCTACGGCCTCATGGCCATCTCCAACACGGTGTTCGGCGAAGACATCACCCCCGTCCGCCCCGACGTGGAGTTCCCCGACGCCGTCCTGCCGGACCAGTTGGAACTCGCGCAGACCGTCGCAGCGCTCCGCGGCGCCGAAGCCGCATCCATCGAGACCGCAGTCGCCACGGTGCACCCGGACTGGACGCCGCAGGACGTCGCCAACGAAGTCCAGCGGATCTACGAGGAGATGGACATCGACATCCTCTCCCGTGCGAAGGTCGCGATCGGCGGCCAGCCCGGCGAATCCGTCGCGGACGCCCTGGCCGAGATCCCGGATGCGATCGGCGCGACCGACGTCGCCCAGCAGGCCGAAGCCCTCGCGGACGTCTCCGACATGTACGAATCCCAGGACGAAGCCCAGTGAGAGGACACCTCAATGGCTGGCACCCCGCAAAACGCTCAGCGCCGAACCGCCGGCGCGCAGGACGCCACCAAGCCCGCGCAGTTGGCCGCCAGCACTGCGCGCACGCCGACACATGCCGTCACCGGCCCGGCGGCATGGGAGAACAGCCGCGACCCGGTATCCACACCGGACGGACCGCCGGCAGTGCGCGGCACGGCCGCGACTGACGTCGACCCGGCCTGCATGTGAGCACCCCAGTCGCACCCGAGCCGCCCAGAGGCAAGCACGTCCAATCGTGCGTGCCCACCGCGCAGGTCAAGCCCACGGCCGCATACACGCCGCACCAGCCCGCGCAGGTCACGCAGACCGTCGGCGTGAACCCGAACCCGCCCACCGAGCGGCAGGCCTCCGTGCCCGCCGACACCACCATCCCGGTAGTGGTCGGCAGCCCGACCGGGTTCACGCCGTTCATGAACCAGTACTGAGGAGTTCGCGATGGCCAAGTCGATGCCGCAGGCCGGCCGCCCGCACAAGACCCCCGGCTCGCAGCCTCCCCCGCGCACAGGCGGCGCGACCGAGGGCGGCGGCACGATGCGGGAACGGGCGCAGCTCGCGCAGCCCGGCCAGAACACGGAGGCCGCCGCGAAGCCGGAGCCGCAAGGCGGCGCCGGGTCGTGAACAATGACCAGCCCGCAGCCGTCCTCGCCGGGTGACGTCCGCGAAGACCACGCCCAGCAGGTAGCCGCCCTCGCCGGGAGCCGCGTCGCGCAGGCCGAGTTGGTCGTGATCGCCACAGTCGCAATGCTGGCCAAGCGGGTGGCAACAGGCTCGATGCCACTGGCCGTCGCACGGAAGCGCCTGACGCGCACGACGGACGTGGTGCTTGCGGCATCAGTTCAGCGGGCGCTTCTTGGCGATGCTCGGACAGCGGGGGTGCTTGCACCCTCCTTTAACGCGGCAGTTCAGTTCGCCGCTACGGATGCGCAGGCAGCGCTTACGGCTGCCACCGTTGAACCCAGCACCGGCCAGCCAGCGACAGCCCCTTCCCTGCCCCGGATCCAGGCGACACAGAAGGCTCTCGCTGCCTTCGCCGCCGTAGGCCTCGTCGGGTTCGTCGACAAGGCCGGCCGCCGCTGGAATCTCGCCACGTACACCGAGATGGCCACGCGCGCCGCCGTGTCCAACGCCTGGGATGCCACCCGGTCGGCCGCGCTGACCCGCGCCGGCATCGACCTGGTCCTCGTCGACACGCACAGCACCGAGGGGTCCTGCGCGCTGTGTCGGCCGTGGCTCGGCCGCACACTGTCCCTCACCGGCGTAACCCCGGGCTATCCGACCCTGGCTGACGCGCAGTCGGCCGGGTTCCGGCACCCGAACTGCCGCTGCTCATGGGGGCCTCCCGGCACGCTCACAGTGCTGCCCAGCCCGGCCGAACTAGCCCAGTCGGCCGCCATGTACAAGACGTCGCAGCATCAGCGCGCCCTGGATCACCGAGTCCGCGCGGCACATCGAAGCATGGCGGCAGCAGTGACACCTCACGCGCGAAACGCGGCACGCCGACATCTCAACTCGGCCATCGCCGCTGCCACCCAGCACCGCCACGGCCACAGGCCGACCGTCGTCAACCTCCCCCGTCAGCACCCGCCCCGGGCCCGCTGACCACAGACCACCCGCTCCGCGTGGGCGGGTTCGCGCGGCTGGCCGGTCCAGTCGTCACCACCCCAACGCGACCCGCCTGGCGCGGGCCACGACGCCCCCGGAGGGCAGCAATGCAGCACCGAACCCTGTCGACGCCGCCTGGTGTGGTACTCGGCTACCGCAAGAACGGCCAGCCCATCTACCCCATCGCGGGAGGCTCCGGAGAGGACGGCGCAGACGCCGGCACCGGAACCGCACCTGCTTCGGGAGACTCGGGCCACCCAGCAACTCCCGCTGTGGCCCCCGCAGGTGAGGCGGCCCCGGCCCGAACCCCGGCGACAAGCGAGGCCGCCAGCACAGCAGGCGATCCGAGCGCCGACGCGGGCAAGACGGACCGCGTCATTTCCGCGATCCGCGAGGACTTCAAGGCCGAGCGCACCAAGCGCCAGGAGGCCGAGAAGCGCCTCACCGACATGCAGGCCGCACTCGACGCCGATAAAGCCGAGCGAGCCAAGCGCGACAAGGCCCTCGCAGTCGCCCTCGGCCTCGCATCCGACGAGGAACCGCCCGACCCGGCCAAGCTCGCCGCCGACCTCAAGGCCGCGCAGGATCAAGCCAGCGCCGACCTCGCGCAGCGCGACAACGCCCTGCGCACCCAGCAGGTCGAAAACGCGATTCTCCGCAACGCGGCTAAGCACGGCGGCAACGGCGACGCGCTCCTCGACTCCCGCTCCTTCATGAACGCAGTCCATGGCCTCGACCCGGGTGCCGCGGACTTCGCTGAGAAGCTCGGCGACGCCATCAGGAACGCCGTCGACAGCGGCGCCCAGTTCAAGGCCCCCGCTGCCGAGCCCGCCGCGCCGAAGCAGCCCACCGTGGCGCGCTCCGGCGGCGAGTTCAACAGCGCCCCCGGCGGCAACCGGCAGTGGACCGTCGAGGACGTCGACCGCGCCAGCGCCTCCGAGGTGACAGCCGCCCAGGAGGCCGGACTCCTTATGAACCTCGGCTTCGCGCCCAAGAAGCAGCGCCGCTGACCAATCGCGCACGGACGTCCCCGTGCGCCTGTGACTCAACGCCCCGGCGAATCCGTCGGGGCTTTTCCATGCGCAGAAAGGGACAGACGTGTCGTTTGTCAACTTCATCCCTCAGGTGTGGAGCAAGGTCATCCTGGCCGCGCTCCAGAAGAAGCTGGTCTACGGCTCCCCGATGGTCGTCAACTCGGACTACGAGGGCGAGATCAGCGGGCCCGGGAACACCGTCAGGATCACCCAGTTCTCCGACCCGACGATCTCGAACTACACGCCGGGCGCCCCCATCACCTATGAGCAGCTGTCCGACGCTGGCCTGACCCTGCTCATCGACCAGGCCAAGACCTTCAGCTTCGCGATCGACGACGTCGACCGGCGCCAGGCCGCGGGCGATATGCAGGCGTATCTGGAAGGTCGCGCCGCGTACCGGCTTGCCGACGCCGCAGACCAGTTCATTGCCAGCAAGTACACGCAGGTTGCGGCTGGCAACACGATCGGCTCGACCAGCGCGCCGCTGACCCCGAAGGGCTACAACCCCTCCGGCGGAAACTACGCGGACTTCTTCGTGCAGGTCCTGGAGCCGCTCAAGGTCACCCTCGACCAGAACAACGTTCCCGACGAGGACCGCTACGTCGTCATCCCGCCGTGGGCGCACTCCCTGGTCAGCCAGACCCAGGCCTTCGTGTCCGTCACGGACATGCAGGGCGAGCCGTCGCAGACGTTCCAGCGCGGCTTCATGGGCCAGGTGTCCGGCTTCAACGTCCTGAAGTCCAACAACACCCCGCAGCCCGTCGCCGGCGGCGCCGGCACCGGCGTCTGGGCCATCCAGGCCGGCCATCCCATGGCCATGACCTATGGCGAGCAGATCACCGAGACCGAGGCGCTGCGCCTGCAGACCACGATCGCCGACGGCGTCCGCGGCCTGCACGTCTACGGCAGCAAGATGGTCCGCCCCGACTGCGCGGCCGTCGCCTACGTTCAGCGCCCCGCCGGTATCTGACCCCGGCTAACGGAAGGAAGGAACTACCGTGGCACGTACCGCACTCACTCCCGTTCAGCTGGCCTCGGATGCCAGCGTCGCCCAGGGCGCCAGCGGCACCGTCGACGCCGTCAACGGCAACATCGTCGCGTTCAATCCGCCCGCCACGCCGCCCACGTTCGGACCGTTCCAGGTGGTCCTCGTGGTCACCAACGCCGACACCGTCGCGCACAACGTCATCATCCGCGGCTCCGGCTACACTGGCGCGCCGGCCGGCGCGGCGAACAGCGGCATCCCCGCACCGGCGAACACTGTGTTCACGCAGAGCACTCTCGGGGACCTGACCGTGGCCGTCGCGAACGGCACCACTCAGGTGCTCGGCCCGTTCACCACCGACCGCTTCGTGCAGCCGAACCACGTCAACGGCGGCGACCTGTGGATCGACTGGTCCGCGTCCACCTCCATGTCGGTGTGGGCCTACCAGCTGCCCACCGTCGCCCTCTGAGGTGGCCCCGATGGCTGACTGGATCCACTTCCAGACTCCCGCCGGTCACATCGTCGGCATGACGCTGCCGCTGCACGAGTCGATCCAGCATCAGTGGGAGCACGGCGATCTGCACCGCGTCAACGAGGATGGCAGTCCGTGGGACGAGCTAGCCGTCGGGGGCGTCCTGCAGCCGACCTCCGAGAACAACGCTGCGGAGGCTCCGGCCCGCCCCAAGGCGGCGGCCAACAAGACCGAGTGGCAGGACTATGCCGTCGCACTCGGAGCCTGCACGGCGGAGGATGCCGCCGGCCTGACGAAGGCCGAACTCGTCGCGCTGACCACGCCGCAGGAGATGCTGCCGCCCGACCCGGAGGTGTAGCAGGTGACCGTCCCCTACAGCAGCGACCTCTACCAGGCCGTCATGCCCGGTGGGGCGGTCACGTTCCAGGTGATGTTCGAGACGTACTACGCGTCCGGGCTGCCACAGCCTGTCAGCGGCGTCACGATCACTATCACCCCGAACGGAAGCGCAACACCGGTCCTCGGACCAACCTCGGCGGGCGTCGTTCCGGCGGACAGCTCCCACTACAGCTACCAGTGGATCCCCGCCACCACCATGGCGCCCGGGGACTACACCGTGCTGTGGTCCGCCACCGGAACGCCCGGGACGGTCACGTACACGCAGGCCGTCACCGTGGCTGCATTCCCCGCGGCTCTGCCGGCGCCCGGGGTGTACGCGAGCATCAGCCAGTACCGCTCCTGGTCTGGGGATCAGTTCAGCCCGGACGACCTCGTCACTATCGCTCTGCGGCGCGGCACCGAGGTGATAGACCGGGCGCTGATCGGGGCGGTGTACGCCACCGATGCGGACGGGATGCCGACGGATGCCGGCGTGCTGAATGTGTTCATGCGGGCGACGTGCGCGCAGGCGCAGTTCATCCTGGCGAACAACGACTTCGCGAACGTGAAGTCGCAGTACAGCTCAACGTCCATGGGTGGCGTCTCGCAGAGTCGCGCGGCATCGGCGCAGAACCAGATGTTTCCGCCGCTTGCTCCGCAGGCGGCGGCGATCCTTCAGGTTGCCGGCGTGGTGCCGTCTGCACCACTGATCAACTGGTAGGTGGGCGACAGATGATGGAGTTCGCGAACACCCGGCTGACCATCATGCGGGGGACGGCCGCGAACCCGTACGGGGACGAGTCCGATGTCGGCACGCCGATCTACCAGCATGTGCCGGCCGCGGTGAACGAGTCGTCGAAGGTCGTATTCGACCCGGCGACTCAACGGCCGCAGACCATCCGTACGTCGACTGCGGTCGTGGCTGGTTGGGTCGATGTCCTCAGCTCGGACACGATCATGGATGAAGCAACAGGCAACTACTACATGATCAACGACATTGAGCTGCAGCCAACCGGCCCAACGGGCATCGCTCCGGCCAAGCTCCTCACGCTGAGATGGCGGACCGGCGTCAGCGTCACTTCCGACTGAACGGCGGGAGGACCACGTGGCCGGCCGCGTTGAGGTTGACGACAACTGGGAGTCCCAAGTAGGCGCCGCCGTCGAGGCGTTCCTCCAGGACAAGCTCGGCCCCGACATCGCGCGGGACGCGCGACGCTACTGCCCGGAGAAGACTGGGGCGCTGGCGGAGTCCATCGAGCACCACCTCGAGGACGGCGACCTGATCGTGTCCGCGACCGGCTCGGACGAGCAGTCCTACGCCTACTACGTGGAGATGGGCACCCGTCCTCACGAGATCCGCCCGAACGGCAAGAAGGCGCTGTTCTGGCCGGGCGCGGCGCACCCGGTAGGCAAGGTCAACCACCCGGGGACGCGACCCCAAGCTTTCCTCCGGCCGGCCCTGTTCACGGAACGCAGCGAGTAGGCCAAGGGGGTGGGCGATGACCACCCCACCACCTCTGCCCCTGCTGCCAAATGACGAGCTCGTCGCCGCAGCGTGGATCGGGTCAATCCCCGGCCTCACGCCGGCGATGGTCGGCACCCAGCTGCCGCCAAACGTCAACGCCGACGGTTCCGTGGCCGGCTGGGTCGCCACCGGGTACGTCGCGGTGTCCGTCGTCGGCGGTAGCCCGGACCCGCTGCTGCCGGTCAGCCGACCGGTGCTGCAGGTGGATTGCTGGGCCACCGTGCCCGGTTCCAACAAGCCGCCCTGGCAGAAGGCCGCGGCCCTGGCCTCGGCGATCCGCTACGCCACGTGGGACCGGATCCGGATCCCGCGGCCACTCGTGGCCACCGTCAATGGCGTCGAATACCCGCTCGCGGTCGTCCAATCCGCCTACGTCGTAACGGCGTTCCGTCGGTTGTACGACGACCAAGGCGACTACGCCCGCTACCAGGCAGACGTGGCCCTGTCCTGGATCGCCCCCGCCGACTCCTTCGACTGAGAGGACCCGTGATGTCTGACCTCGTAACGGTCAGGGTCAGCATGTTCGCCGATCCGATCCAGGTGCCGGCCGATGAGGTCGAGGTGCTGCGGTCACAGGGCCTGCTCGTACCCGACCCCGAGCCTGCGCCGGTCGCAGTTGAGCCGGTGAAGTCGCAGCCCGAACCGACCAAGAAGGACGCGTCATGAGCCTGCTCACGCTCACCCCCACCCAGCTGCCGCGCACCGGCTCGGCCGCCCCACTCAACCTGACCAGCCTGATGACGGCCGGCGTGATCGGCGCCAACACGGGCGTCACCTGGACCAGTACAGGTCGGGAGTTCCTGGTCATCAACGTCGCCACGGGTGGCAGCACCGCGTCCGTGGTCATCGGCACCACGATCGAGGGCCAGGCAGTCAGCCCGATCTCGCTGACCCTCACTCCGACTGCGATCAACACGTTCGGCCCCTTCCCGACGGACGAGACCTTGAACGGCGTCATGACCGTCAACTTCGGCACCCCGGCCAACATTACTGGCATCGCGCTGGTGCAGTACGTCGGCGTCATCTAACCGTCCGCGCAACCAACTTGCAGGGTCCGCAGCCAGCGGGCCCTTTTTCATGCCCGCGCCCGGTGGCGCCTGAACCAAGGGGATGATTCCCATCGCCGTCACTCCCGCGAATCTCGTAGTTGGCCCGGCACGCCTCTACGTTGCGCCGTTCGGCTCCGTCGAACCCGCCGACTCCGCTGTCACCCCGAACGGCCCGACCACACCGCCGAGTGCGCCGTGGACCGACGTGGGCGGCACCGACGGCGGCGTGACCCTGGAACTGGACAACACGTACACGGATCTTCAGGTCGACCAGTTGACGCTCAATGTGGGCGCGCGATTGACCGAGATGAAGATCACGGTCACCGCGAAGCTCAGCGAGATGACGTTGGGCAACCTGCAGACCGCGCTCAACAACATCGGGACCCTCGGCGGCGGCACCGGCTATTCCACTCTGGACATCCCGGTCGGTGCGACGTCCACTCAGCCGACCTACGCGGCATTGCTCATCGACGGCTGGGCGCCAGCCCTGTCCACGGGTGCTTCGGCTCTGCGCCGCGTGATCGTCCGCAAGGTGCTCAGCCAGGTCAAGGCGTCGCTGACGTACGACAAAAAGACGCAGCAGGGCCTCAGCTGCACGTTCTCCGCCTACTACGTGAGCAGCAGCATCGCGCCTCTTCACCTCGTCGACCAGCAGCAGTGACAAGATCCCACGCCCTAACCCTCAACACTCACAGGTGAGTTCATGGCAGCAACCATCAAGGCGCCGAAGCAAGCCGCCAAGCGCACCAGCAAGACAGCGCCGCCCCCGCCGAGCATCCAGGACGCCGTGGGTGGACTCGACTTCGAGCCGCCCCGGCTGGTCAGCGGCAGCGCGGCGCTGGCCCTGCGCATCCCGCTCTTCTACATCGACGACGTCGAGTACTCCATTGCCGCCCGGCCCGGCGTCAATGTCGGGCTCAAGTACATGCACGTGTTCCGCAACCAGGGTGAGTACGCCGCCACCAGCTACCTCCTTGAGAAGCTCCTCGGAGCCGAGGGCTATCAGGCGTTGATGGACTACGACGAGCTGACTGCTACCCAGTTCCAGCAGATCTGCGAGATCGCCGCCCAACTGGCTTTGGGTGCGCTCGAAGTCCCAAAAGCGTAGCGGAGCGAGTTCTCCAACTCGCTTGGGTGCTGGATCACTTGGACGACATCGAGTCAGACCTGTCTGTGTTCCACCGCATCGACGACCCGTACAGCCTTGATGGCCCGCGGTACTTCCGCCTGGCGTGGCGACTCGCCGCCTACCAGGGTGTGATGCAGGCCCGCGTGAACGCCCAGCAGCAGGACTCGGGGCCGCAGCAGCGGCCGTTCGAGTACGGGGCCCCCGCCGGTCGCGACGTCAACCCTGGCACGCAGACCACCCTCAAGAGCGATCCGGCGTTCGCCGGGATCTTCTCGTTCGGCACTCCGGGGCCGTGACCTTCCACCGTAGAGGGGGCTGGTCGTGGCCGAGGGCTTCCGTGTTGCCGCAGCGTTTGTCCAGGTCAGCCCCGACATGGAGGGCTTCAAGGAGGAGCTGAAGGCCCGTCTCGACGAGGCCATTGCGGGGGTTGAGGGCCGGGTCCGGGTCACGCTGGAGACGGCCGACCTGGATGCGCGCGCGGATCAGGTCCGGGCTCGGGTCGCCGAGCTCGACGAGGTGCGGGCCGAGCCGTCAGTTCGCCTCGACAGCCGCGACCTGGATGCCCGTGCGGACGAGGCCCGGGCAACGCTCGACGAACTGGACGAGCGGCGCGCCACCCCCGAGGTCGGACTGGAAACCGCAGCCCTGGACGAGGGCACCGACCGGGCGGAGGAGAAGCTCGACGACCTCAACGAACGCACTGCACATCCCCGCGTCGCGCTGGAGACCGGCGAGTTCAACGCCGAGATGGACGCCACCGAGGCGCGCCTGGACGCGCTCAATGCCCGAGCGGCCGAGGGTGGCCTGACTCGGGATGCGCAGGGGCGTCTTCGCGATAGCCGCGGCCGGTTCGCCGGGGGCGGTGGGGGCGGCGGCGGGGAGGATCTCCTTCCCCGCGGGTCTGGCGGTAGCGCCTGGAGTCGGAAGCTCAGCGGCGGGGGCAGCGGGTTCAGCATGCCCGGCGGCGAGTTCATGGGCAGCCTCTTCGAGAAGGTCATGCCGACGCCGCTTCACGCGCTCATAGCGGGCGGTATCACCTCGCTTCTGCCAGCTGTTGGCGGGGCTGCGACCGGCCTCGGGCTGCTTGGCGGCGCCGGCTTCCTGGGGCTATCGGGGATCGGTAAGGCCGTCTCGGATGCGCACCAGGCGAGCTTGAATGTGGGGATTACGCCGCAGCAGCAGGCCGCGACGGCGTTCTCGAACTCGGTGGCTCAGCAGCAGGCGCAGGACCAGGTGGGTCAGGCACGCCGGCAGGCAGCCCAGGACGCGATCACCTCGGCGAACAGTATCTCGCAGGCGCAGATGAACTTGGCGTCGGTGGAGCGCAACTCGGCCGAGCAGCAGGTGCAGGCGCTCCAAAGCGTGAAGCAGGCCGAGCAGGGTGTCGAAGAGGCCAACTATGCGCTATCCGAGGCGCAGTACCAGTTGTCGCAGGCGTGGGAGGCGGCGCGGGAGAACTTGCGGCAGCTCGACGATCAGTTGGCCGACAACAAGTTGAACGTCGAGCAGGCTCAACTCGCGATCCAACAGGCCGAGTACCAGCAGAGGTTGACCGATCAGAACGCGTACTCCACCGCCCTGGACCGCCAGCAGGCTGCGCTCGCGGTCGCACAGGCACAACAGCGGCTGACGGATGCCCAGGACCAGCTGACCGACAGCACCTACTCGGCGAACCTCGCACACCAGCAGGGCGTTGCCGGATCCCAGCAGGTCATCCAGGCGCAGCAAGCCGTCACGACTGCCCAGTACGGGCAGGCCGATGCGCACGCGCAGCTGTCGGACGCCCAGACGCAGGCGACGCTGACCCAGCTCAACAACACCGACCAGCTCAAGGCCGCGCAGATGCAGCTGGCCGCCGCCTCGGAGCAGGCCGCGTATCAGCAGCAGCAGGACGCGCACAACATCGCAACCGCCGAGCGGAACTTGACGGACACGATCCGGATGCAGCAACTGCAGCTCGCTGCAACGGAGTCGACCGCCAACCAGGCGGCGAACCAGTTCGCGCTGGATATGGCCCGTCTGTCGCCGGCTGCGCAGCAGGTTGTGGAGAAGATCCTCAGCCTGCGCGGGGCCTTCAAGGAGCTGGAGACGACCGCGCAGACGGCGATCGCCCCGGGTGTGTTGACGTTCCTCGATGGTCTGCAGTCGATGTTGCCCAGCATCGAGCCGGCGATCGCGCGCATGGGTGGTCTGCTGTCGGATGCGTTCGGCGCGGTCGGCAAGGCCTTGGAGTCGTCGCAGGCCAAGACCATTTTCGATGGTCTCGTCGACAACGGCGTGAAGATCGCCAGTGTGCTTGGGCCCGCACTCGGCGGGATCGCCGGAGCGCTCGCGAAGATCGGTTCCCAGGCGGGTGCCGCAAACGGCCTCGCATCGCTGATCAGCGGCCTGGGTTCTGGTCTCACCGGGCTCGTGACGAGCTTGTCACCGTTCGTCGGATCGCTGAGCGGCCTGCTCGCCCCGCTGGGGCAGGCGTTGGCGCCGCTGGGTGGCGAGATCGGCACGCTGGTCGGCCACTTGGCGCAGTCGCTGGCGCCGGTGCTGCAGCAGCTTTTGCCGCCGCTCTCGAAGCTGATCGGCTCGCTGGTGCAGGGCCTGTCGCCCGTCCTGGACGCGATCGGTCCGCTGCTGACCCCGGTGGTGTCGGCGCTGAGTGCCATCTTCTCGGCGATCGATCCTCTGCTGCCCGTACTCGGTTCGCTGATCGGGCAGTTGGCGCAGGCGCTAGCTCCGATCTTGCAGGCCTTGACGCCGATCATTCAGGCGGTCGCGGACATGCTGGCGAAGGAGTTGCAGAAGGGCCTGACGCAGACGCTGCAGGCTCTGATGCCGCTGTTCCCGCCGCTCGCCCAGCTGATCACGGCATTGACGCCGATTATCGACGTGATTGTCCGACTTGCCGGTTTCATCCTGGATCTGGTCTTCAAGATCGAGGGGCCGCTGACTCAGGCAATCGTGTGGATCATCAGCAAATTCGCCGAGCTGGCCAGCCACTGGCACGACGCGGTCACCGACATCGAGTGGATGGCGACCTGGCTGCTGGATCACGTCTTCGCGCCCCTCTGGTCAGGCATCACCCAGGGTGCCGACGACTTCACGAGCACTTTCGCCAGCGCCTGGGACAAGCTGCAGAAGATTTTCAAAGATCCCGTCAACTTCCTGATCCAGACCGTCTACGACAACGGAATCGCGGCGCTCTGGAACAGCGTCGTCGACGCGATCGGCGACAAGAACCTCGAACTGCCGCACATCGCCACGATGGCAACGGGCGGTGTCCTGCCCGGCTATGCACCGGGTCAGGACACGATCCCGGCGATGCTCTCCCCCGGCGAGGGTGTGCTGGTCCCAGAGGCCGTGCGGGCTCTCGGGCCGGGCACGGTGTACGCGCTCAACGCCCAGTACGGTGGCGGCCGGGTCTCAACTCCCGGCCACTACAGCGGCGGTGGCCTGATCTCGGACATCACTAGCGGTGCCTCCGATGTCTGGAACACCGTCACGGGAGCAGCGAGCAAGGGCCTCGACATGGCCAAGCTGGTCGCCGCGGTGGCGACTGGCGACACGTCGGGGCTGAACTCGGCATTGGGCAAGTTGATCGGGACGAACGCGGCCGGGAACTTCGCCAAGATGATGTTGGGGGTCCCGACCACGCTGGTCAAGGACGCCATCGGCGCGATCGGGAGCATGTTCGGCGGCGGTGGCAACAGCCAGCTACCGACGGGCAGTTCCAGCGCCGTCGGCGACTTGCCAGCCAACTGGCAGGCGATCGCGAACTTCCTGGCTGGCAACGGCTTCAGCCGGTTCGCCGCGGCCGGCGTCGCGGGCAACATCATGGCTGAGAGCGGCGGCAGCCCGGAGATCCTTGAGATCGGAGGTGGTGGCGGTGGTGGCCTGATCCAGTGGACGCCTTACCCGCGCAGCTACATCACAGGCAACTACCAAGCTGACCTGATGACGCAGCTCAACGCGATCCTGTCGTGGGGCGGCGGCCCCGGGCAGGTCAATCAGGCGACCTCGGCGTCGAATGCGGCCCAGATCTACCAGGACTACTACGAGCGGCCTGCCAGCCTGACGGCGAGCCTGCCGCAGCGCATGGCCAGCGCGAACGCGGTGTACAAGGCGATGGGGTGGGGCGCCTTCGACGATGGCGGCCTCGCCAACGGCGTGGGCGCACTGCCGAAGTACACGCCCCTCCCGGAGCGGGTGTTGTCCCCGCGGCAGACCGAAGCGTTCGAGCGGCTTGTCGCCGTCCTCGATCGCCAGTCTGTGGTCGACGGCGACTCGGTGTCGGGTAAGCAGGTCGTGATCAACTTCCATGGCACGACCTACCCGAACGCCGAGCAAATGGCGGCAATCAAGCGGGAGATGGCCCTCGCCCTTGGCTGACCTCCTCAGCCGGCCGAGTGCTGGGTGATGTGCGTGACTCCCACCCAGAGCTGTTGGAGCTGGGCGGGAGTCAGCGTCCCCTTCGGGTCAACGTTGACCTTGAAGCTGATCGACTTGCCGGGCCCGATCTCGGAGGTCGTGGTCTGCAGGTTGGGGCCGCCGGCTGGTCCGGTGGCGCTGCCGATGGCTTGGGTGACGGTGAAGTCGTAAGCCAGCGCCGTCGTACAGGGGTTGGTGAACTCGAACGTCACGACCAGGACAGGCCCTACCTTCTCCGCACCGATCAGCTGGGCCTCGCTACCCGAGTCGTCTGCGGGGATCCCACACGGATCGGCCGCGCTCTTGGTGATGCTGACGTCGTCGAGTGCCGGCGCACCAGCGGCTGGCTTGTACGGCAGCCGGCTGGCGGGGACCGCGACAGTGAGCTGGCCAGCCGCGGCGCTGCTGGGGGCAGGCGTGGCAACGCTCGGGCTGGGGCTTGGCGAACTGCTGGCGGCTGCGGGCGGGCTGGCGACGGCAGGAACGGTCGTGGTGATGGCCAGGCTCGGCGATGGGGCGGCGGCCGGCTTGCTGGCGCTGCTGCAGGCAGTCGCCAGGAGGACGACGGCAGTTACCGGGATGAGGCGGCGCATGGTGCTCCCTTGTGCGGGTTCTGGGCGCGGCCAGTGTCGCAGGCATGTAGCAGGCAGACCTCCGGAGTTATCGGGATGTGACGGAGGTGGCGCCTGGTGAGTGGTGCGATCGCCGGACAGCCATGGCAGCTCAACCTGGACTTCTACTCGGAGACCAGCGGAGCCCTGGCCGACCCGTCCTCCGTCCAGCTGGACCTGACCTACGGCCAGCAGGTCGGGCTCGCCCCCGACGTTGCGGGACCGTACACCTACCAGGGCGCCTCGATTCCGACCGCGG